CGTTTGATAAACCTTGTTCTAAGTGGTCAAATTGGTCAAAAGATGCAGACGAATAGATTTGGTGTTATACTTGAAACCAAGGTATCTAAAAGTTTATTTACACTTGCAAAAGAAAATAAACAAACTCCTTATGAATATTTAAAATCTATAATAGATGAAAAGTATCAAATTTACTTAAAAGAAAAACTAAATTGGGATTCAGATTATGAGTAAAAAAAGTATATTAGATGAGTTATTAAATGAAGATGTTTCATTCAAGCCAAATGAAGAAGAAGATAAGTTATTAACTCCTCTTATGGAGGAAATTAATCTTATTGCTAGTCAACAAATTAGACTATTTGTTAGATCAGTTTTACTTCAGGCAAAAACATTTTGGAAAATACCATCTAGTTTTTCAGGTAAATATCATCCAGCTGATGAGCATGGTAGTGGTGGTAACGTTCTTCATACAAAGAGGGTTGTCAAAGTCTCTAAGGTTATATGCGATTCCTATGGATTACTTCCGCACGAAAAAGACATAGTGTATGCAGCATGCTTATTGCATGATGTGACTAAGGGTATAGCTCATGATGATAGTAAAGAAGATTTCTTCTATGACCCAATGCATCCGTATACGGTTGGAGCTTTTGTTAAAAAGTGTCAAGACAATGATAAAAAGTATGGTTCAGAATCCGCATCATCTACTCTTTTTTTAGATGAAGAAACTGTTCAGTCAATACTTAGATTAGTAAGATGTCACCTTGGTCCATGGTCCCCTATTCCGGAAACAGTACCTAGTACTTACATGGATATGATAGTACACTTGTCAGACAACGTCGCCTCAAAACTGCATACAATTGTTGAAATTAGTGATAACAAATGACAATAGAAAATCCAGACAAGATGCATGTTAGAGCGTACATAAATGAGTCTTTAGAATTCCTTATCAAAGAATCAATATACTACAGATCTAACAATGAAAATATTTTGGAACACAATCGACTAGTAGCTTGGCATATGGAAATGGATAGTGGTAAAATACATATACCATGAAACTTCCTTTAGATAAAGATAAATTTATTTCTCAATGGAAATATGTTGAGGTTGCTAGATATGTTCCCAACCTGGATAGGGTGATTAGGGATAAGAATGGTGATGATCCAGTCTTCTATGAAATGGAAAACATAGATCAATATAGACAAAAGCATAACAACCTTGGACTGTACACATCTGTTTGGCATTTTAATTCCGCTGATATAAACAAGGCTATCAGGTTAGGATCATTATACTTTGACTTAGATAGTGAAGATATGAATTTGTGTTACGAAGAAGCGCAAAGACTATATGGTTATTTGTCTATGTATATTCCGCAAGAATCACTGTTGGTTTATTTTACTGGAAAAAAGGGTTTTCATATAGAGTGTGAAGCAATTGGCTTAGGTATTAATCCATCAAACGAACTGCCAAAAGTTTTTAGGTATATAGCAAATAAGCTAAAAGAAGATCTATCTATTTCTTCAATGGATTTTAGTGTTTACGACATGAGAAGAATGTGGAGGCTGCCTGGATCTTTACATCAGGCAACAAAGCTATTCAAGACTCTCTTGCCAAAAGATATATTTTTATCTGGAATAGATAAGATTATTACTTACTCAAGTGAGCCACAATTGCTCGATGTAGTTGAACAGTCTTTTGATTTCAAGGCAAATGAATGGTATAGGCAGTTCACTTATCAGATGGAAGAAGATAAGAATAAACCAAAAGATATACTACAGCATTTTAATAAGTTTGGTTCTTCTAACTTAAAGTCTTTTGATCAGAATCAAAAAGTATTTGAGAAAGAAACACTTTGGATAAAGTGTCCATCAATAAAAAGATTACATGAACAGGCTGAGAATTCTCACTTTTTAGAACACGAAGCCAGATTATTTTTATGTTCTATATTAACATATAGTGAAGAATCGATTAATTATCTACATGAGATACTAGGTAACTGCGAAGATTATAACCCAAGTAAATCACAAGCTCATATAAATGACTGGGTGAGAAGAAGAGAATTAGGCATAGGTGGAAGGCCTTATACTTGCGAAAGAGCTAATGCAGTTGGCGTAGGGTGTGGCAGTTGTTCTCTTGAGAAGAAAAACAAGTGGGTTAAGGTTGGAGATAGATTTATAGAGACTCAAGAAAAATCTTCTCCATCACCAGTTCGATTTGCTTATAAATCCGCAACGAGAAAGGAGGAGTAATGCAAGATGACAATAATGATGTAATCGGATTATGCACCGACTGCGGAACGGAACAAACAGATAGGCACATGCATAACAGTTCTTTTGCTCAAGCTGGACTGCCAGCAGTATGTAGATACTGTAAGGGTGTAGTAACGGTTTGCTATAAACGTGATAGAGATGATGTATTAAATCAAATAAATATTAAAAGAGGACTTAAGTGAAAAACTGGACAAATCTTCACAACCATACCGTATTCTCCATGTTGGATGGCCATGGTAACGTAGAAGAATATTTATCAAGAGCTAAGTCTTTAGGCATGACAGGTTTAGCCACTACCGATCATGGCAATATACACTCATGGTTAGATTTTTATGATGCTGGTATGGCTTCTGGGGTAAAGCCTATTCTTGGCTCAGAAATGTATCAAGCAAGAAAGACTAGGTTTGATAGAGATGATGAAGAAAGATCCGGTCCCTCTAAAAATGAATGGGAACAAAGAGGACCATATCATATTACGATTTTAGCTAAAAACAATATTGGTTATCATAATATAATTAAAATATCATCTAGAGCTTTTACTGAAGGTTATTATGTTAAACCTAGGGTTGACCACGATTTAATTTCCCAACATTCTGAGGGGATCATAGTCCTCTCTGGGTGTCTGAATGGGGAAGTGTCACAAGCGCTGCTTAGAAACGATTACAGCACCGCATTAAGGCATGCTGCGGCAATGCAGGAGATAGTTGGCAAGGAAAATTATTTTATAGAGATAATGAATCATGGGATAGAAGAACAGATAAAAATAATTCCTGACCTTATTAAAATAGCCAATCAAATTGGAGCTAAAGTAGTGCCGTCTGGCGACTGCCATTATGTGCACCAAAGCGATGCTCACGCTCATGATGTAATGTTATGCGTAGCAACAAACTGCAACGTGCATACTCCTAACAGATTTTCTTTTTCTGAAGATAAATTTTATCTTCAATCTTATGACGAAATGTCTTCTGTATTTTCTGATGAATATTTAAAAAATACAATGCATGTAAATGACATGATAGATCTTAACTTAAAATTTGGCGAAATACATTTTCCAAACTTCCCTATACCAACTAAAGAATCTTCAACAGACTATTTTGAAAGACTAGCCTGGGAAGGTTTAAAGAATAGATATGGTAATCCGCTACCTGATCACATTATAGAAAGAGCTAACTATGAAATTAGAGTAGTGAAAGAGATGGGGTTTCCTGAATACTTCTTAGTCGTATCAGACTTAGTTCGTTGGGCTAAAGAAAATGACATTAGAGTTGGCTGGGGAAGAGGATCTGCTGCTGGAAGTATTCTCTCCTATGCATTTGATATTACAAATCTAGACCCAATTAAATTTGGTCTTATGTTTGAAAGATTCTTGGTCGAAGGAAGAAAGTCAATGCCAGATATCGACTTAGACTTTGATGATAGACACAGAGATAAGGTTATTGACTACGCTAGAACTAAATATGGTAACGATAAAGTTGCGCATATCTGTACGTTCAACAGAACTGGCGCTAGGCAGTCTGTCAGAGACGCAGCTAGAGCCCTAGGTCATGACTTTACAGTTGGAGACAAAGTAGCTAAGCTAATACCTCCTCCAGTATTAGGTGTTTCTAAATCGTTAAAAGAATGTATGCAGGTGCAGGAATTTGCAGGTCTTTATAATACTGATGTTTTATCAAAGGAAATAATAGATACAGCTTTTGGATTAGAAAATCTGGTGAGGCAGACTGGTATCCACGCAGCTGGTATTGTTATATCCAAAGAAGCTTTAATAAGCTATCTTCCCACGATGCAAAAGGGCGTAGATAAGCCTGTTGTAACTCAGTGGGATATGGGTCGAGTAGAGCAATGCGGCCTATTGAAGATTGACTTTCTTGGTTTAAGAAACCTAGGTGTGATAGATATTTGCATCAAGCTAGTTAAGCAGCATAGGCAGATTACATTAGACGTAAATGACATACCGATAGATGATAAAAAGACTTACGATTTATTATGTCAAGGTAAGGCAATGGGTGTTTTCCAGCTTGAGTCCGCTGGCATGCGTGAATTAATGGTGCAGATGCAGCCGCAAAACATCCAAGATATAATGGCTCTTATCTCCCTATATCGTCCAGGTCCAATGGGTTCTGGTATGGATAAAGAATATATCGATAGAAAGCATGGGAGAAGCCATGTATCCTATGAGCATCCTAAACTAGAAAAAGTTCTTGGACCATCACTAGGCATCATGCTCTATCAGGAAGATGTTCTTGGTGTAGCCAGAGAGTTAGCCGGATTTACTTCTGCTGAAGCTGATGACCTTAGAAAAGTTATCGGTAAAAAACTTATGGATAAAATCGCAATGATTAGAACTAATTTCGTAAAAGGCTGCATAGAGCATTCCAATCTAGATGAAGATAAAGCAAATAAAATTTATTCAGATATTGAATACTTTGGTGGTTATGGTTTTAACAGAGCACACGCCGCAAGCTATGCGATGGTTTCATATATTACAGCATACCTAAAGGCTCACTATACAGCAGAATATATGGCTGCACTTATGTCTTCTGTGGTTGGCAATAAAGAGAAGTTAGCAGCTTACTTATCTGACTGTAGAAAATTAGATATTGAAGTACTGCCACCTTCTTTAAATAAATCTGGTAAAGACTTTAATGTACTTAGTGACTCTCAAGTAATCTTTGGTCTATCTGCAATAAATGGAATTGGTGAATCCATAGCTGAAGCAATCATTTTAGGTAGGGATGAAAAGAATCCTTACTCTAGTGTCTATGATTTCTTTAGAAGGTGTGACCCAGCTACGCTAAAGAAATCTACGCTAGAACATTTAGCCTACGCCGGTGCTCTTGATGAGTTGTTTGCGGTTTCTCATGACGGTGATTTAACAAGAAAAAAAGAGTTAGAATTATTAGAAAAAGAAAAAGCTGAACTAGGAATATACGTATCGAAGCATCCTATAGAGGGGATGTGGACAACAATAGCACCTAATGTCACTGGTGAAATAATAGATATCATAGAAATAAGCAACGGTGCAAATGTTAAGGTTGGCGGAATCTTAACAGCAGTAAAGAGAATGATAACTAAAAAGGGCCAAAAGATGTTTCGTCTTTTATTGGAAGATCTATCTGGTGAAATAGAGGTAATTATTTTTCCTAGAGAATCAAAAACTATAAGTGACGACTTTTTTAACGAGGGTGACGTAGTTATAATATCAGGAACGATAAATAGAGAGAACGAAGAAGAGTCAGCAATTGTAAAGATGTTCTATAATTCCAGCGAAAAGATAGATACAGCTAGAGCAATCGGTAGTAAGTCAATTATGTTAGAGACAAAAGAATCACCTAGCCTAGAGGTTGTACAGGGTATATATGATATAATTGAAAATGTTAATGGACCTTCTTACGTATATTTAACCTATACAGAAAGTAATAAGAGGGTAACTTTTAAGTTTAAAAAATCTACTTCATTAAAAATAGAAGAAAAACTACAAAAATATATAAACATACGGAGCTAAGAAATGACACTACCAGGAACATATCAGAATCCATCTACCAAACCATGCTGGACATTCTGCTCATCATGCAATAGATGCCAGGATAAGGGCAGATATACTAAATGTAATTCATGTAGCGGCAGGTATGATCCTATGGGTAAGACTGATCCGCACTCAGAGGATTTTTGCGATTGCAAGAATGGAGTATTAAGATGGAGAACAAAAGAGGGTAAGCTTATTATGACTCGCTTTAAGACGAACCCATTTAAGGGTCAAGTAAAATATGATAAGAAGTCAGAGGACGAAAGAGATTGGGACTCTTACGTGGCTGATATGCGAGAAAAAATGGATGATCCAAGCTGGAATCCTATAGGAATATACGAGGAGGATTAATATGATTAAGCACGAAGTAGGTAGAATGCTACTTAATAACATAGCATTAATAGAATACAATACAGATGAACCTAGTTATTTTATTCAGTCTGGAGTTGCCGGCTTTAACGCAACAGCTCAAGAGTTATCAGACTTACATGGATTGTTGAGTTACTATTTTAATATTGACTCAGTAAACAATACTGTTATTTCACTCACAGAAGGAGGAGATGATGTCTTGGCCATATAACGAAGATGATCAAATGGAATTAGGAACAAGCGGTTGGGCAACTCTTGGTGAGGGTAGATACAAAAATATCTACACTGGTAATACCCTTGATGAATTGGGTAATGAATACGATGCAAATGGAAATTTAATATTCGAAAACAAAGATCCTTTTGGGGATGGAATTGAAGACTAATGAAATTAGCTATTAGAAATTTAGAAGATGTAAGTGATTTTGAAAGATTATCTTTAACTGATTTTTCGTATTCAAGAATGGATACATATAAAATGTGTCCTTCAAAATATTTTTATACATACATACAAAAAGAACCACGTCTTTTTGGTGAAGCAGCTGTACTGGGAAATATTGTACACTCTGTATTAGAAGACAATGTAAGCGCAACAGATATGTTGGATTTTGCAAAGCTGCAAGAAGCATATACTAATGAGATAACAACTCAAGATCCAGATAATAAAATTAAACCCGAGTTAATTAACGCAGGGAAAGAAATACTAGATGAGTTCTTTGACCAGTATGCTGAGACTAAATTCGATGTCCTTCATAAGGAATATGGTTTTAAATTTGTTCTAGGTAGCTATTTAATATCTGGCTACATAGACAGAATAGATTCTTGGGGCGAAGACGGTGTTAAGATTATAGATTATAAAACTGGAAAATGGGAAGTATCACCGAAGGATATACCAACCAATTTGCAATTAGGTATCTACGCAATGGCAGTTGATTATCTGTATCCAGATAAGAATATATACGCGGAGCTGTACTATCTCAGATCCCGGAA